ATTTACTCCTCCTGAGATTGCTACTGCTATTCGTACAGCAGAGGGTATGACTGAGGGACAGGAACAAGCAGCATCGAAACTTGTGTCAAAGTATGACAGTGCAATTAAGAAAGCCATTAGATTTCAAAGTTTAACAGGGCGTGGTAAATCAGGTCTACAACGTGCCCACAATGATACGATGGATTTTTTAACTGGTGAGTTGTCAGAAGACGCTTTCAGAAGTTCATATGGAAAGGCCGCTACAGAAGCTGCTACGAATATGCGTAACATGATTGACGAAGTTAGCACAGAGTTTGAATCTTCTGTCAGAGCGGCACCAAACTTAGACGATCAACAGAAAGCAGATTTATTACAGCAGTTTTCAAACGGACAAGGGACATACATACGACGGCTGTATGAGTTACACTTACAACCAAATAAGTTTCTTGGGACTGACATAAGAGCATTGCCGCAATACGCCGGAGCAAAACAACAAGTCACAGACTTTTTACAAAGACAAAACCCTCAACTCCCAACGGGAGATGCTGCTCGTCAGGCAGAACAAGCGATTGATGAAATATTTAATGAAACTTTATTACAAGGCGGTTTAACTAGCGAGGCTCGTGCCGCACAACAAGCTAAAGCTCTTGCTCAAGGTTTCAAAGAAAATCAAGGTCAAACCTCTTTGTTTCGTCTTGCCGAAGGTATGTTAAAAGATAGATCCCAAATGCTAGATGACGCCCCAATGTTACGAGAGATGATGGGTGAGGTTCGCAACCCTCGTGAGGCATTTCTTAGAACCATTGACAACATGTCTACAACCAGAGCATCTCAAAGACTGTTTGATAGCATTACAGCTACTGGTCCTCGAACTTTGGATCAAGCACTTCAAGAAATGAATACTGGTGCAAGACCTTTAGTTATTGATGGCACAACAGTTTTAACTGAACAAGCTGCTCGTGAATTAAACGGATTAGGATATGTTAAGCTTGGAGAACTTGATCCAGAAAAAGCTTTTGGTGGAACGTATGGATCTTTGTCTGGCAACTATGTCCCTGGTGAAATTTATAATTCTCTGACCACTCCTGCGAGAACAAACTCTGCTGCACAAGATGCATTGGCAGTAGCATTGCAATTGAAAGGTTTGTCACAAGTAGCAAAGACCGTATTCAGTCCCATAGCACAGGTTAGAAACTTTTTGTCTAATACATTTATTGTTGGAGCAAACGGTTTACTTGGTAGAAATCTAGGAATTTTTGAGAGTGCAGAAGTTCTTTTGGCAAATGCATTAGATAGTCCCAAACAAGCTAGACTTCTCAAAGCAATGAGTGACGAAGGTGCGATAGGTCAGAACATCCAACTAAACGAGCTTACACGTCTGTTAAAAGAGTCCGTTGAAGGTGGTGTGTCTGCTAGATTACAGAAAGCAGGGGATGTTTTTCGTAGGTCAAAAGCGGGAGCACCCGTCAGATTCATGGAGAAAGCCTACCAGATGGGGGACGACTACTGGAAGGTGGTAGGTGCCCTTGGAGAAAAAGCTCGTTACGGAGCGGCTCTACGCAAGGCAGGACTAGATATAGAAAACCTAGCTCCAGAAGTACAAACTGCTTTACGTCAGGCGGGTATTGCACAACGCACCAGTTCTATAGCGGGAACAGACTTTGGAGACATGCTTGCGATTGATTTGGTGAAACAAACGATGCCCACTTACTCTATGGTGCCACAAGCAATCAAAGACCTACGCCGGATTCCTGTCGTTGGTAACTTCATGGCATTCCCTGCGGAGATAATTCGTACTTCTGGTAACATCGTCAACCGCTCTCTTAAAGAAATGGGCATGAACGCTAAAACGTTGCAACAATTTGGTCTGGATGCAAGAACATCTAAAGTGTTGGCTCGCCAAATCCGTGGCATCGGAGCACAGCGTTTGTCTGGCTACGTGTCTATGGCAACGGTTGCTCCTCTGGCAATGCGTGGTGCAGCGCATGAGATTCTTGAGATCACACCAGAGGAAGAAGAAGTTCTAGAAAAGTCTGCTCCTTTCTGGACACTAGGAAACACTTTAATGTATTTAACTAAGCCGAATAAAAAAGGTGAAGCGGAGTATGTGGATCTATCATACATGCTGCCTTATGAGTTTATGTTGACACCCGCTCGAGCTGCTCTTCGAACCTATGCAAACAAAGGCGAGGTTGGTGCCGGAGAAGCAGAACAGATTCTGTCTGCCTCATTCGAAGCTTTTAAGAAGTTTGCCGAACCCTTTGCATCAGAAGGTTTAGCTGCCGAACGTGTAATCGATGTAACCACCCGAAAAGGTAAAACACAGACAGGTGCTGAGATTTATGAAGAAGGTGAATTAGTAGGGGACAAACTAAAGAAATCAGTTAACCATGTTATGGGAGCCTTTGTCCCTGGTATCGTAGATCAGTTTGTTACAGTTAAAAGTGGTAAGTTTGAACCAGGTCGTGTGACCCGTGCAGCCTCAGACATCCCTTCTCGTGAAGGAGATCCGTACAAAATAGCGGAAGAAGCGGGTACGATGATGACTGGACTTCGACCCTTGAAACTAAACATCGGACGGAGCTTACAGTATCAAGGCGGTGAATACTCTGCTCTTCGTTCAAGTGCGGTGCAAATATTTACCAAGGTTGCAGATGACAACGACGCAACAGAGCAGGATGTTTTGGACGCTTATGTAAAAGCTAACGAAGCAAAACGCAGGCACCAAGCTCAGTTAAAATCTCGCATCGATGCTGCAATAGATGCAGGTATGGATCTTGGACAAGTATTTCAGGCGTTGAAGAATACAGGAGTATCTAAAAAAGAATTTGGTTTAATCCTAAACAACCGTTACATGCCCATTAAAATTAGTAGAAATTTAATTCGAGAAGTTGCACAAGAAGTTAACGTAAAACGTGAAAACAGAATACTTCAAAGATTGCCCCAACAAAAAATATTCAAATTAGGACAAGATTTTATTAACACCCCAATCATTCAAGACGATACTCCAGAGTTTGTTTTACCTGAACCACTCGGACCAGTCGAAGATACAACCATTGATTCACAACCAACGGTAACACAGGTTCCCGTTAATCCACCGCAAGCACAACCAACGGTAACACAGAATAACCCACAGTCTATGCTACCGTTCTTGAGTGGCAATCCGATAGATGCATTGAAAAACCTTGAGATACTTCAAAGGTTAAGGGGAACTAATCCGCCTCCTCAATAGTCAACTTGATACCGTTGGCACCAAACAGTTTTAGCAGTTCGTCTGCCAAAGCTTCCGTTTCTTCTATCACTTGATCGTCTTTTGTAAGTGTAGCCAAGTTCAATGTTATGCCAATAAACTCTATGAGTGCATCAACTTGCATCTTGTGCATATCTCTAAGGCCAAGACTTTTAAATTCTTTTTCAAACATCATGTTATATCTCCCCAATCGTTTTGAATGTCTACGTCAATCTTCGAGGGAACCTTGAGCGGAACACCTGTTTCCATAATGTCCCTGATTTTATCTGCTTGCTCTTGGCTTTCTATGTTAAAACATAGTTCATCATGTACCGTAAGCATAGGAGTAAGTCCCTCTTTATAGCAATCAAGCATCGCTTTCTTTGTTTGATCTGCTGCTGAACCTTGGATCAATCTGTTTAACGCCTTGTAAGTAAACGCTCTTTTGATCAAAGGTCCGTATTCTTTTTGTGCTTCGTCGTGTGGCAAAGGTTTACCCGCACCAAACTTCTTTGGCTCCCACAGTGGAAAGCGGCACTTGCGTCCAAGCAAAGTTCGTATCTGACCAAACTTAGATGCTTGTTGTGTCGCCAGTTCTGCAAGAGATTTAACAAACGGAACTTTGTTTTGATGATTCTCCATCAGTTCCTTTGCTTCTTCTTTTGATATGTCTAACTGATTGGCTAACTTACCAACACCCATGCCATACATAATCCCCAGGTTTACAGTCTTAGCTTGTTTACGATCAATGCCTGCTATGTCTGCTACCATCTGATGCAAATCTACATCACCCGTGTTGAACTCTTCGACAATCTGATCGACCATGTCATGCCGATTGACCCCTCGAACCGAAGCTGCAAAGTGAACAAGTAGCCGTGGCTCTTGGCTTGAGTAGTCAAATGATCCCCACTTGCACCCATCATCTGGAATAAAAAGGCCACGGATCAGTTTCTTTATATCCTTATCTCTGGCAGGTATTTGCTGAAGATTCGGATTGGAGCTTGAGAACCGACCCGTGACAGTGCCACCCTCATCGCGACGTGTAGAGTGGAGTTCTGTATGGATACGTCCATTGTGCTCATGTCGGAGGATGCTGTCAATAAAAGTTGAATCTGCTTTGTCAAATTCTCTGAGCTTGACAAGTGTCTTACATACATCAGATGGGTGATTCGTCAGGAACTCTTTCGTAAAGCTTGGCGCACCCTTCTCGGTTCTTGGATACGGTATATCAAGCTTATCAAACATCTTTGCAATCGATGCCGACGCCCATATGTCTACGTCTAGCCCTGATTCTTTCTTGAGAAACTCCCGAAATGAATCCGTTTTTTTCTTGATTAGTTTCTTATTTACATCAGCTTTGTCTAGATCAACCCTTACGCCTCGTGTCCGCATGTCCAACATGCACGGTATCAATCCTATCTCAAGATGCCAGATGTCCCACAACTCTTCCTTTTGTAGTATTGGTTTGAGTGCATCCCATAGTTTGAGTGTAGCAACGGCGTCTTGTTCTGCATATGCACCCACATACTTGGGCGGTAGCTTCCACATCTCAGCCTTTGGATCTATGCCCCACTCTTTCGCAGCTGCCTGTAGGAGCTTCTCATCTTTCCGCTGAGAGATGTAATCCCTTGCCATGGCATCTAACCCGAAAGACCACCTGTTCTCGTCTACAAGCGCCCCTGTGATCATCGTATCGACTATCTTACCTTTGACCTCAATGCCCTCGGCACGTAACCAACCTGCATCGTAGGTGGCGTTGTGCATAATCACATTCATATCTGGCACGGACAATTGTTTCTTGAGCCACCGCAACGTGAACTTCGGGTCTAGATTGTGCCCGTTTGAATGCCGGATAGGAAAGTACCCTTGGTATTCCCCTGCTGCTACGGCTATGCCTATGATGTACCCATCGTTCCGTGCCCACCCAGGACCCAGTGTTTTGATGTTTGGATCATAGGTTTCTAGATCAACGGATATTTCTTTGTAACCTGTGAGGTCTGGAAACTCTGGTGGTATGTTCCAGTCCACATCTACTAGATCCATTTCACCTCGGATCTGATAGTTTTGATCACTTCCGAATAGATTTTTTTGCATCTCTTATTATCTCCTCAACGCTTCGCTCGTTTCTTGTGACGAACTCTGCACCTAATGCTGTGTATCCTGCCTTATCAATCCACGAATCTTCGTGGTCTATAGTCTCAAGTAGTCTGCTTGTTTTGACCCAGTCCATCATCAATGCGACGTGAGCTGCGGTCAGGTATCCGTGGGATCTTAACGCCCCACTTATGATTATGTTCCATCCCTCTGCAATGCGGTCATGGTTTTCGAAAGCGTCCCCGTAGTCTTTTGCACGAGGTCCGTTAACTAATTTCTCTGCTGCTTCTAGTAGTTCTTTCCTGTTCATAACATGTACCTGTATTTGTTTCCTGTTAAAACGATATAGAGATTATGTCGTGCTCTTGTTACGCCGACATAGAATGCTCGATGCTCATCATCTGGGTGATCACTGTTCACACATGCAGCGGTAGACTTATCCAACACCACACAGTTGTCATCCTCTCCACCCTTCATTGCATGAAACGTTGAGACTTTGATACGGGGTTTAGAAGTTAGATCCTCACCTCTACGATAAATCGCTTCGATGTAATCTCGTTCCTTGTAACTTACTTTCAGTATGTCATATGCCGCGTGACTCGCATCTCGGAGCAAACCAAACTCATCCAGAAGTGTGTCCATGTCTACTTCGTCCTCGGGAGTCAACACCTCCAAAAGTTTTGAGGCACCTCGTTTAACAACGGCATCTTCCCCTTGCTTGGGCACAGCAGCGTAAAGTCTTTTGATCCGTTCTGTATTGATCTTCTTACCTTGGCACAGGTCATCCCAGGTCATCATGTTCTCAACCAGTTTTTCTGAGATGCTAGGTCTGCCCTTGATAGAATATTTGAAACCAGAGTTTCGTAGGAAAGATGCAACGTCCCTGACATATCTATTTGTTCTTGCCATGATCGTCCAAGACCCTTCGTTCAAAGGTATCTGATCCATGTAATATACATATTCAACGGTGCCTAATTCATCACGAGGGTCAAACTTCTTTTCAATACGCCCATCAATACGGTTAGCTATACTAGCTGCTAATTCATGAACACGTCTTGGAATGCGATATGACTGTGTCAGATACTCAACATTACTAGAGCTTTGGATAAACAGGTTTACGTTTACACCAGTCCAACGGTGCACAGCTTGGTCGTCGTCGCCTGCGATAATTATCTTGTCTGCACATTCAGACATGCCTTTGACCATCTCCCACTGTAGCGGTGTGAAGTCTTGTGCCTCGTCCACAAACAAGTAATCTAGGTTTGGATACTCACCCAGTTCAATGTACCGTTCAATCATGTCGATAAAGTCTACCTTGCCAGTGGTTCTCTTGTATTCTTGCAGTGTCTCTTGAAACTGTACCGCCTTGGCGTAAAACAAAGTGAAGTTGTTTGTTGCGCTAAACTCATCTTCCAGACTGACCATGCGATACCTCGAACGGCTGTCCATCTGTAGATAGTCTTGACCCGTGCCTCCTAAATTAGGAGTTCGCATCCCATCGTCTAAATCTATCTCGTCCTCTTTCTCAAACGTCAGACCAATAGGTTCTCCGATGGCTTTGTAGTCTGCAAGTTTCATTACATCTTCGGGTTGCAAACCCAGACCATGAAACCCAAGGGAGTGACTGGTTCTCATAAACGGAAAGTCTTTGGACTCTAAATTAAACTGTGAACACGCACGGGTAATCATCTCCTCAATGGCTTTTCTTGTAAAAGATATCACACCTATACGAGAAGGATGCACTCCGCTTTGCAACGCCTCTTCTATCTCTTGGATCAATCGATAGGTTTTACCGCAACCTGGAGGTCCAAGTATCAGCTTACTATTCTGTATCATACTCTTTGCCTCTTGGTCTGGTGTTTACCCAGTCTTCTATTTCAGACAAAACCCAACGACTCGATGATCGCTTGTTGTCTTCTGGCCCCAGAACTATGGGCTTTGGAAAACTGTCTGAGTTTTGTGATAGCTTGTAGACGTAAGATCGTGACACACCCAATAGATCTGCCACCTCACCCACTCTCAAAAGCCTATTAGAAGGGGATGTCATTTTCGAACTCCTCTTTTCCTAGTGTCATTTCTCCCTCGTCAAATGCAGGTATCCACCAACAACGTATGGTGCTCCTTACTTCTCCTTTTGGTGTCCTCTTTACAATCGCTTGAACTGTACTGTCACCACCAAGATCACGAATCATCTGTATGATCTGCGCTCTGGTATGACCAGTAAATCTGCGTTGATGCAGAAACTCCAAGAGTCCAGGCAACGTGAACTTAGTAATTCCGGCATCTGTCCATGGCTTGCCCATCTCCATTTCTTCTGGAGCCAGTGCTCTGATATGACTTGTACAATATGTTTGCATGTGTTGCTTGAACTCCCCTGCCACAGTCAACTCCTCGGGAACATCGAGGTATGTAGCATTTTGCATAAGTGTATTGATAGTTTGTTGCCACTTCTGTGGCTTCATAGTCGGAGGCATAAAATTCTTTTGCTCCATACAGGCACGTTGCCAGAGCGTTTGGTTCTGAAGCTGCTCCGTGCTTAACTGTAACCGCTGACCGTTTACATCCATAAAATACAAACGTGGTTCTGATAACATGATACTCAGGCCATCAACACGAGGTGCATCCGGCGCATCTCCTCCGATACCAAACTGCTGTTGAGCACAGACCGTAGGATCGCAGTGGCTTTTGAACGGCTCGTCCTTACATGTATACCCGTATTCTTTTTTCTCATGTTGTTTGATTGTATTCGTCACCTCTTGCGAACTCAAAGGTGGGTTAAACATCGCCCTGTTCATCTCCTCCGCTTGTTGTTGCCAGTGGTCTGGGTTGCTAAGTTTCGCATACTTGCACATCATAAACAGCAACTTGTTCCTTGGTTCTGATTGAGGTCCGTCTGCAAATATATGTTTCAAGCATGGCGGCCCCTTGGGAAATATCTCCCTGGGCTTAGACATCTGGAGTGCTTCAAGGTCTGCAAGGCTAGTCTGCTTCTTGTCTATCGCATCCAGAAACTCATCCAGTTCCATGGCCTCAACCTTGCTGTTGAAACAATACCGTTGTGGCATCTCCGCATTGAAGTATGGCATGTTAATAAAGTTGCCTACGTCTCCACGTTCCGTGATGATTGTGTCTTGCTTTGGAAAGATCTCGCAACCGCTTTGTCCCAGTGCAATAGACATCTCGGTAAGATACTCTCGCACCACTGCGGCTTGTTCAAACTCTTTGAGAAACAAATACAAATGTGCTCCACCAGATTTAGATCTGCAATGCAGCAGCGGAAGCTTTAGCTTTTGTATTTTGTTCTGCAAACTTTTGTGATCGAGGTCATAGATATCTACGTCCAACGCACCCCACTTGCACATGTTATCTTCATCAATAGGAATAGCACCAACACCATTGACCCCGTCAATGTGCTGCTGAACTAACTCTTCAGTAAGAGGTTCCCTGATTATTCTGCTCTGTGATTCTGCTTTACCGTTACGATTTGTGCGACCAACGACAGTTGTACCATGTGCGTTCTTAGCCCCAACAAAAGCGGCAAGCAGTCTTTTTGATTGTGACATAACTGCTCCAAATAAAAGAGGGACAGTATAGGAGAACTGCCCCTCTCAGACTGCTAGAATGGGATTTCGTCGTCCTTAGCTTCCGCACTCTTGTCACCCGAGGTATCAGGAGTGGAAGCCTTCTCCTCTGGTGCCGCAGCCTTTACCTCTCCGTCCTGCACTGAAACGAAGAGAGCCTTTGCTTGTTGGTACAAGTCTGTCTCTTTAATACGACCCTCTAATTGTACAGAGTAGTTCGCATATGACTGATCATTTTTGTTTGTCTCTTCAACAGAAGACACACGCCAGATGTTTGCAAAGATAGGAAGCTTAACAACCTGACCAGTCTTTGGATGTTTTACTGTTTGCAGATTGATCTGTGACTTCCAACGACGGCTTACTTTCAATGCCGTGATCTTCATGTCTAAGACCGCAGGGTTCCACGCCCCATCTGAAGTTTCATACAACACATAGTAGTTGTCAGCTTTGACCATCTCGTTACCGTTTGGAAGAAGCTCTTTGTTTCCCTCCCGAACAGCTTGTTTGATGACTGGATCATCTGGTGCTAACTCACCTACAAATCCACCACCATCATCTATTGGCACCCACTCAGTGTACTTAGTGACAGACGCACAGGCAATGACACGCATACCCTCTGCTCCATCCCAGTATTCACTGGTAAGATTATTGAAGATGTCGCCTGCACCAATACCTTTGATGTACTCAGGTTTGTTTTTGTTAACCTGTGGTGACATTTGTTGTGCCAACCGAATAAACGGCATGGTCATTTCTTCAGCGGCAAAGGAAGATCCTGCCCCTGCATCTGCAAAGATGTCGTCCATTAACTCTGTGCTAACTTCCACACCTTTTGTTTTTGCTACTGCTGTGTTCATATTACTTCCTCCTTATTTCCGCAGTGTTCATTGAGTATGCCCCGAACAAGTCAAGGTCTATTGGTTTACCATCTGTAATACGCTCTTTCACAAACGCTTTGAGCGTTGATGCATGAACGTGGGTCTTGGTCTTCGGATCAAAACCCTTCTCTTGCAGCAAACCAACAACGTCCCCTGCAATATTGTCTTCACCCTTCCCGAAAGAAACAGTCACATCATTCTTGATGATGCTATCTAAATTGTTTTCTCTTAGCCAGGTGTAAGCTTCTTCTCTCCTCGCAACTGGTATGGATGCGTGAACTTGTAGCTTAGTTGAAACGGTGAGACCATCTACATCGATCCGATCTACACCCATCTCATCCATCAGCATTGGAATTTGTTCCGCAGCTAACGAATGTTTTTGAGACTTCAAACTTTTCAAATGGTTTTCAACCTCATCAATCTTGTCCTCAAGGTCTCTCATATCTCGAACCAGAGAACTCAGAGTCTTGCCAGTGTCTGTGTCTACACTCTTTAACGCACTAGCCTCGTCAAAGATGTCTTCGAATATTTCATCATTCGCCATTACAAGTATTTCCTCTTCAGGGTTGATTTATGTGGACGCCTCGTGCTATCCACTGTATAGACATTAGTGGAGGTATATGATGGATGTCAACTACAAATTTAAATTAAAACCATTTAACCACCAACTCGAGGCATTGAAACTCGGTTGGGATCGCCGGGAGTTTGGCCTGTTCATGGAGATGGGAACAGGTAAGTCCAAGGTTTTGATCGACAACATGGGTATGCTGTACTTGCGGGGAGCAATAAACTTTGCTTTGGTCATCGCACCGAAAGGCGTTTACCGTAACTGGGTATCAAAAGAAATCCCAGAACATATGTCTGATGACATACCGTACAGAGTGATTCGATGGGTGGCCTCCCCCAATAAAAGTCAACAAGAAGAAATGCGTTCAGTCAAGGATCATTTCGAAGGTTTGACTATCTTTGTAATGAATGTCGAATCATTCTCCACGCCCAAAGGTAGGAACGGTGGCGAGTGGATGGCAAGAAAACTTGGCACCCATGGCATGATTGCCATAGACGAAAGCACAACTATCAAGAACCACAAAGCTAAACGAACCAAAGCATTGATGAAGATTGCAGCTGACTTCAAATACCGCAGACTTCTGACTGGTTCTCCAATTACCAAATCACCAATGGATATCTTTTCTCAGACTGAGTTTCTCCGCCCAGGTCTCTTAGGTTATGATTCATACTACGCATTCCAAGGACGGTATGCCATCATGGTACGCAAGACCATGGGTTCACATGCATTCCAACAGCTTGTCGGATACCGCAACTTGGATGAACTTACTGCAAAGATAGATCAATTTAGTTATCGCGTTTTGAAAAAGGACTGCCTCGATCTGCCAGATAAAATATATACTGTCCGATATGTAGGCATGACCGCAGAACAAGTGAACATGTACAACCAGATCCGTAAACATGCCATGGTTCTGTTGGAAAATGGGGAGATGAGTACGGCTCCGGCTGTCATTACACAAATGCTCCGCTTGCAACAGATCCTGTCGGGACATCTCAAGACCGATGATGGTGACATGGTGTACTTCCAATCCAAACGCATGGAGGCACTGGAAGAAATACTGGAAGAGCACGATGGTAAAGTTATTGTCTGGTCTCGGTTCCGATATGACATCCAACAGATCGTGTCCACACTCAACAAGAAACACGGCGAAGGTTACGCAGCTGCCTACTACGGGGATACTTCAGACGAAGATCGAAACAATATTGTCCGAGACTTTCAAAACCCAGATCACCCATTGAAATGTTTTGTTGGTAATCCTGCCACCGCCGGATACGGTCTGACATTGACCGAAGCTAACTTGGTGGTCTACTATGCTAACGACTTTAATCTTGAAACTCGTATCCAATCAGAGGATCGGGCGCATCGGATTGGACAGAAGAACAACGTGACCTATGTTGATTTGATAACTGAACGCACAATAGACGAACAGATTGTCAAAGCACTCCGTGCAAAGATAGACATAGGTGCAAAGGTGTTAGGTGAAGAGGCAAAGCAATGGCTAAGTTTGACCCCGAAAAAGTAACACAGCTTATGGAAGAACGTGCAACCGGGTACGCATCCCGCGAAACAGCGGCAAAAGAACTGGCAGAAATGACTGGTCTTGATTTCGATGTAGCCAAAGCATTCTGTTCTAACCTCAAACCTCGTGGCTCCGCCGGACTTGCCGAAGTCAGAGGCTACAAAAAAGGTGAGTGGCCTAAAAAAAAGACCCCCAGTTAGGGGGTCAGTTTAAGTGAAAGACCACAGGCATGGATCTTTCTCATCGAGCAGTTAAAATATATTATCATGCAGCTTGCATTTCATCAACAGCTTTCCGTATCATAACCGATAGTTGACGAGCCATGGATCTTTGCTCGTGCTCTGACAGTTTACGAAGCGCATCATGATCCTCTTTCAGCAATCCAACATTCTGAAACTGTTGTTTATCTGATTCCTTCATCTTTTTTCTCGGCATACTTGTCTCCTTTTTGTTATTACTTGTACACTACATGGCACTAACTAACAAGTACATACGCCGTTACTTCTTTAAAAAGATCTGGGCGCAGCTCAAGCACAGATTCCACTGTGTCTTCGCTTAGTTTTGTTTCGCTTGCGATCTCTTCCAGTGTCCAGACTTCGTCGTTGTCCTCAAAAAACTTTTTCACAATAGCAATGTCGTGTCTTTTGTCTTTACGATCTTCACGATCCATAGCGTGGAGGTATCCTTCAACTGCATCACTGTCCATTCCCTCTTCAACTCGGATGCAACGCCAAGGTATCTGATCTCTTTTGTCCTCGTAGTTTGGAATGCAATGTGCGTAAACCATTTGCCCTTCCTCCAGGTTCATGCGCTGTACAATTCTTGTGTTGAAGAACACCGCCTCCCCTTCTTCGGTTGCACCGAACGCACTGTTTGAATTTGTTATCCCGTCAACAATGACAGGCATGGCAGTGGTGTTAAAACCTTGGGTCATATATCTCTCCTTTGTTAAGTTTTTCTTTGTAGTCTCTTATCTCTCGAACAAGCCCCTCAATCCTCGGATCTTGGGGATCGTCCCATTCTATATCGTCAAGTTCTTTTTGTCTATTTCGTAGTAATTCTACTATTGAATCTAGTCTTTCGTCCATTTATCTTTCCTTTTGAGATCAGCTTGCGCCTCGGGTAAAGGTGCCACGCTGATCTCACGATCTTTCCATGGTGGTTCAGATAAAGTTACGTCTTCTTTATCCATGTACGCTTCTCGGCGTTTGTATCCAAGCCACTCTCTATCTGATTTATTCCATCGAATAATCCTGTCCGTCATTTTTTTCATATGTTTATCCCTTTTTTTCTAAGTCCAGAGACAAACGATTTTAACTCTTCCCGCGCACGAAACAAGTCCTGTTCTGTATTTCTGGGTCGATCTCTGCGCCCGAGTTCATTTTGCAATCTATCAACTTGCTGTTTCAGAAAACGGTATTCAAACTTGAGCGCAGGACTTAGATCTTTGTCACCCATCTGGACGCAACTTTGGTTTTATGATCTCCCGAACGCCGGAAGTGAATGGGGTTCGTTTACAATACATCATGATCTCCTTGCCGTATGCATCAGCAAGCACATCGTACAGATCATCAAGCACCCCGTCGCCCATAGCTTCGTAACATTCATGTTCACTCGGGAAGATTGCAGACGTTGCTACGTCTTGGTCTTCAACAACGTACTCAATAATTAGCAACGTGTAGAAAAGTTTAAACATCCTTGACTACCTCCCACACGCCCTCTGCGCCTGCGTCTATATTAGTGTCCCGAACCAAACCTTTTTTGTGCAGCTGAGATAAATTATTCCTCACAATCGATAACTTCAAACCCATCCGGTCTGCGAGTTGCCGAGCGGTTCCTGGGCCTCGATCGAGTTCAGCCAAGACTT